AAATGGGATGGTGCACCTGCAATCTTTTGTGGAAAACATCCAGAGACAAGTCAATTCTTCGTTGCAAAGAAATCACTATTCAATAAGACACCATTATTCTATACTTCAGAACAAGAAATCAACGATGCATCTGAACTCTCAGGTCAATTAAAAGAAAAGTTTCTAACATCATTTAAATATCTATCTAAGTTATCTTGGAATACAATCATGCAAGGTGATTTGATGTACACCAACGATAAGAAAATGACTAAGATAGATGGTAAATCATTCATTACATTTCAACCAAATACAATCATGTATGCAGTAGATATAAACTCTAAGTTGGGTAAAACTATTGCAAGTTCTAAAATGGGAATTGTATTTCATACTACATACAGTGGTTCTACAATCGAAGATTTAGGTGCCAGTTTTGGTGCAAATACATCAAGTCTAGGTAGTTCATCAGATGTATGGGTAGATGATGCAACATATAAAGATGTGTCTGGAAACTCCACAATGACTGCAAAAGAAACACTTAAACTTACACAGGTCTTATCAGGAGTTGGTAAATCATTTCATGGTATCACTAAGAAAGACTTACAGAAGTTTATGGAATTACAGTCAACAATAAATCAAAAGGGTGCAGGTGCATCTTACAAGACATACTGTAATGCACAAATAAGAGGTGGGTCTTTTAAACCAACATATGCAGGATATATGAAACACTTTGAAAACTATTGGAGAGATAAAGTAGTTGGCAAAGTTAAAATGGAAAAGACTAAAGAGATTAAGAGAGAGATTGGTGAACAATTGTATAACGAACTTCGTGCATTGAACAAGTTCATTACTAATCTAACTAAGTTTATGGAAGGTCTTGTTGTTGCAAAACAGATAATCATTGTTGCCCTAAATAGAGTAAAGAGTATAGGAACTTTCAAAAAGACTGCAACAGGTTTTGAAGTTGTAAATCCTGAAGGTTATGTTGCAATAGATAAAACAGGAAGTGCAGTCAAATTAGTAGATAGAATGGAGTTTGCATACAATAACTTCACTGCACAAAAGAATTGGGATAAGTAATGAAAAAATTAAGTTCATTTTTAAAAGAAGGAAAAGATAAAGGTGTAGTATTCACCTTTGGTCGTTTCAATCCACCAACTACAGGTCATGCAAAGTTAGTAGACAAACTTAAAAAAGAATCAAGTGGTGGGTATCAAGTCATGTTATTCACATCACATTCAAATGACCCCAAGAAAAATCCACTATCACATAAAGACAAGATTAAGTACCTTCAAAAATTCTTTGGTAGAATAGTTGCAAATGTCGCTGCAAGAACTGTATTCGATATATGTAATGAACTACAGAAACAAAATTACAACAGAGTAAAAATGGTCGTTGGTTCAGATAGAGTCAAAGAGTTTGAGATGTTGTTAAAGAAATACAATGGTGTCAAAGCAAGACATGGATATTATAAGTTCGATGATATACAAATAGTATCTGCAGGAGAAAGAGACCCAGATGCCGATGATGTTTCAGGAATGAGTGCATCAAAACTCCGTGCCTTGGCAGAACAAGGTGATTTTGAAGCATTCTCTAAAGGAGTTCCTACAAGAAACAAAAAAGATATAGAGAATCTATACAAAGATATTCGTAAAGGTATGGGTATTGTTGAGTCAACACTACCAGACTATATGATAGAAGACTTAATAGACGAGGGAGTCTATGACCCAGGAACATTCAAAGCAGTGTTCTTAATGGGAGGTCCTGGTTCAGGTAAATCTACTGTTGTTAAGAAACTAGGTCTGAAAGCATTGGGGTTAAAACTTGTCAATACTGATACTGCTTTTGAATCAGGTCTAAAGAAAGCAGGATTATCCCTAGATTTAAGAAATATTGATTCAAATGTCAGAGATGGCATCCGTGCCAAGGCAAAAAAGATTACAGGTAATGCAATGGATAGATATATTGAAGGTAGACTTGGTCTTATATTTGATACTACCAGTGCTAAATCATCTAAAATTGTAAACTATAAGAAGATGTTAGATGAATTGGGGTATGAGTACAAAATGATATATGTCAATGCATCATTAGACAATTCACAAAAACGAAATGAAAAGAGAGCAAGAAAATTACCACCTGAAATTGTAAAGGGTGATTGGGATTCAGCTCAACAGAATCTAAAACAATTCAGAGGAATCTTTAAGAAAGACTTTATAGAAGTCTCAAACGATGATGATATAAAATCCTTAGATGCAAAGGCATCAAAACTTTATAGTTATCTACAAGGTTGGTCATCTAAATTTCCTGGTAACAAGAAGGCAACTTCTTGGAGAGAATACGAATTATTACTGAAGAAAAAAGGATAAATAGTTATTATGGATATATTAGACCAAAATATCGCCGAGGCAAAGAAAGTAGCACAAGATAAAGATGTGAAAACTCGCGACGGAACTCAACCTAAGAAATACTTCGATAAGAAAGGTGATGATAAACTTTCAAAGTCTACTAAACAAGATAGAGCAAGGCACTTCGAAAAGGGTGCAAAGAAAGACGATGATGATTCTAGTGCATATGAACCTGCTCCAGGTGATGCACAAGCAAAAACAAAACCCTCAAAACACACAATGAAATTCAAAAAAATGTTCGGTGAAGATGCAGTTGCCGCTGCAAGATTGAAAGCAAACCAAGCAGACGAACAAGATAGACAAAAAGACAAACACGAAAGAGAAGTCGAAAAGTTAAAACAGAAACACGAAAAAGAAAACGACAAACAAAAGGCAGAAGACGAGAAAGAAAAAGAAAATGAGTTGATGCAAAAACAGAGAGAAGCACAACGAGAAGAAGTCGAATTAGAAGAAGAAGGTGCTGCCGATAAGTCACTCAAAAAGAAAGCCGACAAAACAGGCATATCTATGGGTATACTCAAACAAGTATACAAAAGAGGTGTCGCTGCATGGAGAACTGGTCATAGACCTGGCACAACTCCTGAGCAATGGGGACATGCAAGAGTAAACAGCTTTATTACTAAAGGTTCAGGCACATGGGGTAAGGCAGATAAAGACCTTGCAGATAAAGTCAGAGGTGAATCTATAGAAGAAAGACATTCAGATGTAATGAGAAAGAGAAATCAGTCTCAACAAAAGGCACATCAAAAAGCAATGATGAAGTCTGCAAAGAAGTCGATTAAAGACTATGATAGAAAAAATAAGAATAAGAATGAGGAACTGCAGAAAAGTGTAGATTCTTTAAAGAATTTGCCGCAAGAAAGTGAAGTCAATGAAGGTAAACTAGTCACTTCAGCTATAGATATCATTAAATTGATTACTAAAAAGGTTGGAGAAAGATTAGAAAAAGAGTATGCGAAAAATCCTGAGAAAGGCCTTGGTATGATTAACACTATCGGTTCAATGGTTGGCCATAAAGTGACTGATAAGTCACAAGAGAAAGGTAAACTATTCTTAAAGTTTGGTGAAGAAATGATGCCAGGTAAAGGTAATGTATCTGATGATGGTGTTTGTGAATTAGGAACAGATGATATCAGAAAGAAATACCAAGCAGATACACCAGGTCAGTCAGAAGAAGCATACATTAAAGAAACCGAAAAAGCATTTCACGAACAACAAGTGAGAGCAAAGAAAAACTTTAAAGATGTGTTTGGTAATCCATTAAAAGGTTATCCTGCAAATGAAGAATTTGAAGTAATAGACAAATAATTATGAAAACATTGAAAGAGGTTGCAATCGAGGAAACCCTAGATGCAATGCAATCCAATAAAACTAATCTTTTAGACAATCCATTTAGACTCGGTTCTATGATGTATTTCGAATGCATCAACGAGGCAAGAAGATTAGTATCAGAAAACAAATATACACTAACAGAAGTTGATAAAAACATCTTAGAAACTGATGTAGGGTCATTTGAAGTATATGAAGGTGAATTAGTGCCTTTAGACTGCCCTATGTTTGAAGAAGATGAAAAAGAACCAGAACTCAACTCACCTAAAGTTGGTGGTCCTAAAAAATATTATGTCTATGTAAAAGACGGAGACAAAATAAAGAAAATCACATGGGGTGATACAACAGGTCTTAAAGTCAAAATCAATAACAAAAAAGCTGCTGACTCATTTGCGGCAAGACATGATTGCAAAAATAAAACAGACAAAACAACAGCAGGATATTGGGCTTGCAGACTACCACACTATGCAAAACAACTAGGTTTAAGTGGTGGTGGAGACTTTTTCTGGTAAAACCTATATACCTATATCATGAACAAACTATACCATACATACGCATACGAAAATAGATATGCAGAAGTTTTTAAAAACAATAAAGGATTTGAAGTAGACCTTTATGAAGATAAAAAATTTGTGGAAACACGAGAAGTTCATGCTCATAGTGAATCATATGCAGAAGATGTCGCAGACAATTGGGTACAAGGACTAATACCCACACCTGTAAAAGAAGGCAGTTTTTATGGTTACAAAGAAAAGAACGATAATTTTTATCCTGGATTAGATGACTAAACCATATAAAGAAGAGATTTTAGAACAACACGGAACAGGTAAAATGTTCAAAGTTAGAACTTTTGAACATACGGTAGAAGGTGATGAACTTGTTTGGCATAGAGATAAACAAAATCGAAGTGTTCATGTGTTAAGTGGAAATGGGTGGAAACTACAGAAAGATGATGCTTTACCTGAAGATTTGACAGTCGGAAAGGATTATTACATCATGAAGAATAGTTACCATAGATTAATCAAAGGGGGAGATAACCTAGTTATTCGCATAGAAGAGTAGGCATCGAACTAGAATATATTATAAATAATACTATGAGTTATAAGTCAGAAAACTGGAAAGATAAACTAGAAGAAGTTCGTATGCATGTTGCCTTAAAAGAAGGCAGTGTGGCAAAAACTGCGGATGATATTCTAAGTGACCAAATAGATGAAGAACTTGCAACCTTTTTTGTAGAAGATACAGGAGAGTTGGTCTTAGAAGCATCTTCTGGTGAGATGATTAAGAAGGTATTCAATACAGATAGTGAAACAGAATCTATGGGTATTGCAAAACTTCTCAGTATGACTGATGTTAAAGTTGCACTTGGAATGCAGAAACAAAATCCTGATGGATTTAAGAAAACTACATTCTCTATGGGTGCAGACAACAAGAACAGAAACATGGCTAGTCAAAAAGAACTAGAAAAAATGTTTAAAAAAGCAGGTGTTAAACCTCTACCAGAAGAAACAGTAGTAGAAGTTAAAGAAGAGAAACTTTCTGTTGAAAGAACAATAACAAAACTCACTGAAAAGAACATGTTAGGTCGTTTATCTAAGTCCCTTAGACTGGATGAAGAAGGCAAAGAAAAATTATTCAATTATTTCGATAAAGGGGAATTAGAACAATGAAATTTACAACACTAGGGTTATCAAGTGACCTATTAGAAGCATCTAAATCAGTTTTAGAAGGTTCTAAAGAATATCAAGACTTTTTCAAGTCAGCACTTAAAAAATTTGGTGTGACTTCACCCGCTGAATTCAAATCAGACGAAGAGAAAAAGAAATTCTTTGACTATGTAGACAAAAACTACAAAGGTAAAAACGAAGAAATCTCTGTTGAAGGCAAGATTAAATATCGTGGAAACCTAAAAGACTTAAAAAACTCTAACGAGATAGACGAAGCAAAACCTTCAAAGAAATTTATAAAACTTGGCGATAACGCTGAAAAAAAAAATCTAAGACTTGCAGTTGAGAAAATAAATCCTAAGAAGCAAGAACAAATCATTGACTTATATAACAAGTTAATGGATGTGAAACATGGTGGTCCTGAGTTCAAAAAGATGAAAGACCAGATTGCCAAACTTCAAAAAGAAGAAGTAGTTTCAGAATCATCAAGAGATTATTACAAACAAGTAGATGCTCTTACCAATAAACATGGTGAAGAAAAAGCATTTGTTTATAAATCACCTAAACTCAATAAAATAGTAAAGGAACTACAAAAAGTCATCAAAGATGAAGTCAAAGCAGGTTTCAAAGATTCTAAAAAACAAGGTGAGACAGTAATAAAACAATTACAAAAGTTAGAAGTAATGGCATACGATGGAACTATCGTTATGACAAACAAACAACACTCTAACTTCAAATTTGATGGTGACACTGCATTCAGAGAAGAAATGGCAGAAATCATCATGCAAGACGATATACTATCATACGCAATATTTGGAGAGTAGAATGAATCTATTTCATGAAGCAAAGAAAGTTTTAGACAAAGATGGTAAAGTAAATCCATTAGGTCCTTACGGTAAGATGAAACTTACTGGTCAAGAAGTTGCAAATTACTTCAGAAAAAACAAAGTATCAGATGCAAAAGTTAAAAAGGCAGTAGAAGTTGCACTTGACATGTCTGGTGCAGATACTATAGCAAGACAAGAAATCAAAAAGTTCTACGGTGATAAGATTCTCAAATCAAAAGAAGTTCAGAATGCATTACAGTATGCAAACGAAGAAACTATTATAGAGAGAATGAAGATGAAAGATATCTTCAAGAAACACAAAAGAGAACTTACAAAAGCATACAAATCTGGAGACCTATCTTTCATGTCACCAGCAGCCAGAAAAGCAGAAGACGACTTAATGCAGTGGGCAATGGATAACGGTGAAGTTAAAACCGATGACCCAGACGACTTTTTTGATTGGTTATCTCGTGACTTAGAAGATATAGTTAAGGGTAAAATCAAAGAAGATGTTTCTGAGAAATTCTCTCCTTACAATGACAAACAATATCCTAGATGTGTAGACTTCTACATTCAATTCAGAGGTGGTAAAGGAGACAGAATCACTTCAGAAGAGAATAAGAAAGACTATGAAACTGCAAAGAAGATGATTGATACATATTGCAGAACAAACAAAATCAAACAGAAACCAGTTTACTCCACACCAATGGAAGGTTCAAGTGCATACAAAGTTGGTCTTATGATTGACAAAACTTATAGTAAAACAGATGACTATGACAAAGGTGTAGACTTACAACCTTTATATGTTGCATTAAGTAAACTAAAGACTGCAGAAGACCACGGTGGTGGTTGGGATAAACTTGCAGAAGAAACATTCAATTCACCAATTCAAGAAAACTATAGAAAACTTGCAAAACATGGTATGGGAACAGAGACACCTAAGTCAATCAAAGTTGGAACAGAAATTGATTATTACCAAAAAGATGGTGCAAAGTACATGGGTAAAGTCACTAAGATGTCAAGACAATCTTACACTGTAAGAGATGACAAGACTAAGAAAGACCATGAGTTCTTCTATCATGACAGAATTAAAGCTGCAAAACTTCTAAAACAAGGTGATAACATATCAGAAAAAGTAGAGTATGCAGAATACAAATTCAAAAACAAAAGAGATGCTCAGAAAGCATTAGACTACTTTAAAAGTCAACAACAGATTGATTTAGACATCAACGATGACGGATTAAGTCAATTTGAACTAACAATCGATGCCGGTAAAAACGACATGACTAAACAACACAAAGAAGTTATGAAAATGTTAAAACCAAAAGTTATGACACAAGAAGCAGTATCACCTGCACAACAGGCGGCAATAGCAATCGATAGAAAAGAAAAGAGAAGTAAAGGTGCATACAAAAATGTTATGGATTCTTACAGACAAATGTGGCAAGATGCCTCTATCGAAGAAGGCAAGTACCTAAAATACTCAAACTTATTATTGAAGAAAGCAAAAGAGATGGAAGCAATCGACAAAGCACAAAACAAGTCAAAGGTTAAAAATCCTTCATTGAATGCTCTAAAAGCAATCAATAAAGAAATCGAAGCTGAGATGAAGAAACTTGGTATTAAAGAATCAATCAATGAAGAAATGATTACTTACAGAGTTAAGAAGATGCAAAAACCTGAAGAACAGAAATTTACTCGTTCTGCAAAAATGATGGGTTTAAAGATTACTATGGACAAAGGTAAAGATGATACAGTAATCGTTATGAGTGGAACTAAGAAGAAACTCAGAGACTTTGATGCAATTGCAAGAGGTAAATCATCATTTGGTGACCCTTCAACAATCACACATTTTGACGAAAAATAACATGGAATATAAAAGTTTAGTACAAGTAATCAAAGAACATAATGTAGGTAAAGACTTGGAAGAAGGTCTAATACCAATGTACAAGAAAACTAAGTTTGAAGGTAAAGAGTTCGACAGAAAGAAAGAAATCAAAAGTTGTAAGGATATGATTAAAGCAATTCATAAAGTTGCAAAGATGCAAGATAGTATGCAATACACTGCTGAAACAGGTGGGAGTTCTACAGGAGGAAATCCAAATAAAGTTTGGGAAAATCTAAGAGATGCAGAAAGAGCATTGTATGATTACATGGGTGGTATCGAAAGAGGACATTATGATGGTGTCATAGACATGGACAGAGATTAATGAAACCAACTAAAGCAGACATAGAAACCGTTCTAACAACAGATGCAAGATACAAAGTCTTCAAAGAGAAGATTAGAAAACTTGGTTATGTCAAAGAGAAAGCTACAGAAGTTAGAAAAGTTATGGAAAGACAATCAGATTTCTCAATGATGTCTGATGCAGGAAACAAGAAGATTGCTCGTGCAGTTGCACAAGCAAAGAATGAGAAAGACCTCGAAGCAAAGTTAGATAAAATATCTAAAATGGCAGGTGGGAAATACTCAGAAGCTTCAGAAGATGAAGTCATGCAAAGGGCTCTCGATGCATGGAATGATAAGTCCAGTGGTTCGGCTGCTTGGGCAGACAATAATATCTTCGTTCAGTTAAAGAAATTTACTGATACTAAGAGAGATGGTGAAATACAAACTAAAGATAATAAGAAAACTAAGGTAAAAGGCAAAGATGCAGCGTTAGTTCATGACACTTTAATGAAGGTTAAAGCACCAATAAGGGATAAATACATTAGATTATTAGCAAAAGATGCTAAATCTTTCAAAAAAACATATGATGCTATATTAAAAGTTGCATCATAATAGAATTTAAAAACTGGAGAAAAACATGGCACTATGGGGACATACAAGCGGAAGCGAATCAAAACCAAATTGGTTAACCGATGCTGAAAAAACAAACACTCAAGCCAAACCATATGGTTGGGAATTAAAGAAAATCGTGGGAGCAAGAACCTTGACTGAAACATTAGTTGCATGGTCAAGTTCAGCACTTACAACTGCACTTGGAGCTGCAAACATCACTGATATTGATTGGAACATCACTGCCTTTGATAAGTCAGAAGGTGGAACACTATCTGTTAAAGTAGTATTCAACGAAGCAGTCGATGTGACTGGAACACCACAATTAACAGTAGTTAACAGTGTTAATTCAAACCATGTATTATCATATGCAAGTGGTACAGGTACTAACGAACTTACATTTACATTAGCAATTGCAGCTGCAAATGCCGCAACTGATGCTGACGATGTACTTTCAATTGGTGCTAACGCAGTTGCATTGAACGGTGGAACAATTAAAGACACAGGTACTTCAACTGTATCAACAATTACCTCAGTAGCAGGTATTGGTACAGCAGCTGGTACAATTACTGTAGTAGCGTAAGTCAATTAAATGGCTTATGTCACTGTAGCAGGTTCGAATAACATATGGGAGTATGAAAATACTGCAACTAAATCAGATGCAGATACATACTCCGATTCGAATGGTACAATTGCAGACGGTATTAGAACATTTACATCAATTGGTGGTAATACTGAAAGAGTCTACATTAAGTGTAGAAAAATTGGTGAAACAATAATTCGTGGTGAGTTAAATAAAAACTATTACGATAATCAATAGGGAAAATTATGAAAACATTTAAAAACTTTTTATTCGAAGATTCAGGACTTGAAAATGGTCAAGCACCTTATGAATTAGACGATGCAGATGTTGTTGCGAGAGTCAACGCAGTCTTAGGTCATGTTGCAGTGTCAGAATACATGAATCCACAGGCAGCCGTTGAACAAATGAAGTCAAAACTTTCACAAATCGGTTTGAATCCAGTTTCAAACGAAGACATGGAGTTTTCTGAGTCAGGTGAATTTGATTTAAACTTCTCTCGTTATGGTGAAATCATTGGTAAATCAGTAGATACACCATATGACGAAATGGAAAAAGAAGAGAAGATTGTTTCTCTTAAAGTCAAATACGAAATGTTAGAAAACGGTTCATACAAGGTATACGGTTCTATCTAACAAGATTAATCCTCTTACACTATATACTAGTGTAACCACAAAACTTATTATATTATGGGTCTATTTGACAAACTAACCGCAAAGAACTTTAGTGCATTCGCACTGCAAAACTACGATGACCCTCAATGCACCGACATTGAGGACTTCGAAGAAGACTTACGAAGATTCAGATATCTAAAACGATTATTACATCGTTATCACGAAAATGGTGAGATGAGAGAAAGACTCATGTTAAACCACCTTATAACACTATTCAATGTCTTTGGTTTTGAGGCATGTATGAGAATGTTAAAGTTTAAAATCAAAGAAGACTCATATTGGCCAAGTGTCAAAACAATGTTATTGTATCTAGGATATATCGATGAAAGTTGGAATACTGATATAAATATTGATTTTGAACTTGCAGAAAGATTAAGGGAATTATAAGCTACTGTAGCTCATTCGGTAGAGCAGCTGATTTGTAATCAGCAGGTAGTCAGTTCGATTCTGACCAGTAGCTCCAGATTATATAAATAGAAGTATGGGTATAATAAACACACTAGTAGTATTCAAGGTTCTAAAAATGCTTGTGACAAAGTGGAAAGACTTTGACGCATTTAAACTAGGACTCATAGATAAGAATGGTAATCGTATCAAGTCTAAAGGGTTAAACACTGCCGCAGAAAAAGATGCATTGGATATGTTGACTAGACTTGTATTCAATATCAAAAGAATCATACAAAAAGTACCATTCGGTAAGACTGCATTTGCCTCTTACGCAATTGCACTTGCACTTCTAAAAGAA